ATCGGAAATACGCAACCCATTATTGGTAGATACAACAACATCCAGTTTTGTCCCCGGCGACGCAGTACCAATGCCGACGTTGCCGGAGGAGTCAATACGCATGCGCTCGGTGCCGCCAATAAGCCACTTGTAACCGACAAATGGGGCTGCTTGTGCGCCGTTAATGGCAAATAAACCATCTGATCCGTCACGACCAAGGTCGTAATATTCAGTTGCGGCGCTGCCAGTACGGAGACGAATTTGCGAACCACTATTCACAACATCCAGTTTGTTACCCGGCGACGCAGTACCAATCCCCAGATTCCCCGACGTATCAATCCTCATACGCTCGCTGCCGCCGGTAGCAAAAGTCATCGGCAAATAGGTGCCGGTGCCGACTAAATCACTAATAATCTGGGCTTCCGAAGGCCCGACATTAAATCTAGCGCGTGAAGCATTTGCTGGGTCAGATGAATTAGCCAAAAAAAGTTGGGCAGTCGTGCCGGTTCCATTTGGAATAGCGCCTATGTTTGTTGTTCCATTTGCCGTACTCGTCTGAAACAACAACCGATTAGCAGCCGTTGCATTGGACATATCGCCCGTGATGCGCTGGCCGGTGGACGAGAAGGTGAGGTTGCCAGAGCCGATGTCCAACTTTGCAGCCGGACTCGCCGTGCCGATGCCGAGGTTGCCGGAGGCGGTCAATCTTGCAATTTCTGCAAACGATCCTGTAAACGAAGCCCAAACAAAATCGCCGTTCCCGCTGGCATTTTGTGCAACACCAAAAACGTTATTAACGTTTGATGTTCCTTGAAAATTGATTAAACTTGCAACGCCCGTGGCAGGAGTTGCCGCATTGACTAAGACTACGCCATTGCCCCATGTCGCAGAATTAGTCCCTGAGTAAGCCGTCGCAACGGATCGGGTATTGCTTAAATTCGTCCCATCAAACGTCAGCGCACTCCCGCTCGTCGCCACCTTCGACGCATTCAGATACAGCACGCCGTTGGCGGTGCCGCCGGAGAGAGCAAGTGTGGTGCTGATGGTCGCAGAAGACGAAGTGAGCGTCGTGATGTTCGCGGAAGCAATGCTGAGATTGCTGATGACAAGGCTCGTCAGCGTGAGGTTCGTGATCGTTGCAGAGGTTGCTGACAGAGTAGTGATGGTCGCGGAGTTAGAACCAAAATCCGCAATGTAGTTGAGGCCGTTGACGACATCCGTGCCGTTGGAGGTCAACACGACCTTCTTGCCAGTGGGGACCGAGACACCGGTCTGGCCCGAGACCTTCACCGTCACAGCGCCCGTGCTGTTATTAAAGATGAAGTAGAGCTTCTTGTTGGCAGGAACAATCAGGTTGGTGTTCGTACCACCGGTACCCGTCAGTTCGATGTACATGTTACGGGCGACACCCGTAGCACCGTTCGGGATGGTGATGGTCGTGTCCGTACCCGTGGCAACGGCTTGGGTGACGTAGCCTGAGATCGCCTGTTCGATCAGGGTTCCAAGGTTCGTATTAGTCGTGTTGCCCCACGTACCGGCTTGATCGCCAGTACCGATGAGTTCGAGGGCAAGATTAGTGCTGTATGTACTCGGCATTTTCAGTTACCTCACGCTGCAATCGGTGTCCAGTTCGGACTTTGCGGCGTATTAATATCTACCCAACTCGGAGTTTGCGAATCATTAACCGGCGTCCAAGGCCCGGTGGGTACTGGCACGATATTACCCCAAACCAGCACCGTTCCAACCTGTCCTGTCGCCTGTACTCCGGTAACAAAAGCCACAGCACCTGCTGCGACTACCACACTCCCCAATTCACTTGTTGCCGACAGGCCCGTGACGATAACCGTCGCGTTAGCCCCAATGACAACATCCCCGACCTGTCCGGTACCTGCAAGCCCTGTGACCGGCACCACTGCACCAGCAGCGATAATGACCGTACCTAGCTCACCCGTACCCTCAACGCCGTCTTCAATGACGACCGCGTTGGCTTCAACCTCAACGTCGCCTACCTGTCCGGTACCTTCAACGCCCGTGACCAGAACATTGGCTAGAGCAATAACAACGACATCGCCAACCTGTCCGGTGCCTTCAACGCCCGTGACCAGAACCGTCGCTTCTGCGACGATAACAACATCACCTATCTGGCCTGTAGCTTGAAGCCCCGTAATAAGGACAACTGCAGCCGCATCGATAACGACTGTGCCGGTCTCACCGGTTCCGGTAACGTTGGAATGTCCAACGCCCCAGCCTTGCTCACCCCAACCAACGCCGGATGCGTTCCAACCATCAAAGGCGACAACGACATCCGACACAGCGGAATCTCAATTAAGCAATGCGAAGAATCGCAGTCGTAGACGCCGCTGCCGGGAACTGGATCGTGAAATTGCCTGCGGTAGAAGTTTTATCCGCACCAAACGCCAGTACCGCAACGGCTTTGTTATCCTGCGTCTCGTTGTAAATCAGTGCGCCGTTAGCCGTCAGCGTAGCACTCGGGAAAGTCAGGTCATCAAAATCCAACCATGCCGTCGTGCCCGTCGAAGTCGGCACCTGCGAGATCGTCAGCGTCAAGCCGCCCTGCGGGTAGTTCGTACCTGAACTCGACACTTCATCCGAGAGCGTCGTCGTGTACGCCGTGGTCGCTGCACTCAACGTAGCCGAAGAAGTGTACAGAGCCAGCTTGAACTTATCCGCAGCCGCAGAAGCGCGAATGACGCCCGTGCCGAAGTTGTGGATACCGTCCAGAATCTCGACCTTAAAGCTGGTCGCCATCGCTTGGGTTATGGCCATCTCAATCTCCTAAATGCTTTGCAGCATCACTGAAACCGTTTTCCATCAATACGCGCCGTGCATCCATCAGCGCCGAGTCCTGCGCTTCTTGCAGGTACTTAATTAAAATCTTCTTTAAACCGTCCACATCTTCTGCACGAACCAGACGATTCACCGCCCGCTCGGCAATCTCTTCAGGCGTAAAACCACGATTGCTCGTGGTCTGTACAAACACCTGACCTAGTTCAACACTACCCGACATCATGTGACCGGAATCCTAACCTGACCAGAACGATACGCATCCTGCCGGTCAAGTCCATCACCCAGCCGTTTAAGCAATCCAAGGCTTTCCTGATACTTCTGATCGTAGTACTGCATCATGTCCTGCTCGCCCTTCAGGTAAGTGTACGCTTCACGCAGCGACCCGTAGAGCAAAACCGAATCAAAATTATCGCCTAACCACGACGACCCTGCGGTGACAATCGACGCCGGATAATAGAAATAATGCAGTTCTGAGGTGTAGTTGGCATTCGGGGTCGGGCCAAGCAGCATCGAGTTATTATCGAAAATGGCGTAGTACTTGGGTTTGCCCGATGTAGCCGGAAACGGATACGAAGCACGGATGAAATTCACATCCTTGTTCAGCAAGTACTCGTACTCGCCCGTTGTACCGTCAATTACCGCCATTGAAAACGTCGAGAGCCAATCGGACGGCAACGACATGTACTGGTTACCGTTGGACATGCTACCCGTGACGTTTTTACGCAGGGCTGGAATCTGAACCGTGTTATAGATCCGCTGCTCGGCAACTTCCACAAATGTCGGGATATTAGCCACGAAGGAAGTCTCCGTGGACTGACAATAATCCTGAAGCAGTTGCGAAAGCTGCGCGTAGTTCACGGCGTCCAACCACTCCGAAACTTACCGTTCATCTCAAGGTTAATCTGCGACACGAACTTTGTGCCCTTGGTCGCAGCACCCGCACCCTTCATCTTCATGTGGGTGACGCCCTTGTTCACATCCTTCTCAGGGTAGCCGTTGCGACCCGTCGATTCGGTGTTTGGCTTGATCTTGTTCATGTTGTTCATGACACTTACCTCGGGCCAGAAGACTTACGAACGGGGCTGCGCTGGTTCATCACCTTCGCCATGTTCCGCCCGTACTTCTTCATCTCGCTGTTGGTCTTACCGCCAGCACGCATACCGTGGGCTTCGCTTGCGGGCTTCTTAGCATGACGCTTCAAAGCTTCCATCGCTTTGCCGTTTTTCATGTGACTAGTCATCTCAATCTCCTAGGTCGTTACGACCGTTACAGTGCCTACTTCGCCCGCCGGGGCGAGTGGGTTAGGCGTCAATTCTGCATCAAATGAACTCGATCCACCAACCGGGTTCCATCCCCAGTAAATCTGCCGACTGCCCGTCGCGCCGTCATTACCCACCTCAAAGTAGCTCGTGTCCGGCCTCGGGTTCCGCAACGCCTGCGGGTCATCGACGGGGTAAAGCCCAAGCGACAACTGCGGTTGATCTGGCTCCCAACACTCCGGACAGACCAAGATATTCACGTTCTTGGTCTTGATCACCAAAGACTTCAACTGGCGAAGCTTGTACTGAAAGCCACACCGGTCGCACATCGCAATCGCGTGCTTGCCACTTGCAAACCTGTTCGGCATTAGTAGCCACCCAAGAAGCTCTCACGGGGTACAAACCGCACCGCCGCCTTCTCGCGGTCTTCGCCAGCGGCTAGATCCCAAGCCTCGTCGTACTGGGCCTTGAGCATTGGCATTCGAACATCCGCGCCGGGAATCTTCATGGAGAGCATATAAGCCAGCCCCGCCACCATGCAGGGCAGGAAGCGGAACGGAATGTCCTGACCATTCACGCCCGTGCCGGGGTCGAACATCCGCACAAGTCTGGTGTAGACCAACGTCCAAGTCGTCGTGTTATCCGGCTTCGGCCATACCGTGTACTGCGGATAGACAATCACGTTATCTGCGCCCGTCGCGCCTGTACGTCGATTAATCCAGATCTGAATCGGACGACCCGTCGCGTTCTTGTTTGGGATAGACAAGTAGGTGCTAGACGAAATGCGCGAGATGTTGATGTCTTGCTGATTCGTGCCCGATCCAGTCCGAATCACGTGGTCCAGCAAGTCAACCGTATCAACCGGAAGGTCATAAGTGCCTTGGTTGTAAGTCAAAGTCTGGGTACCGGTCTCCAGCGTCCAGAGGTTAATACCACGGTTTGCCCAGTCCATGAGCAATAGACCAAGACTGCGCTTGGCGGTACGGAAGTCGTAACCCGTCCGCAACTCAGCACCACAACGCTCAAAAGCCTCTTCGATGATCGTGTTGAGATCAAGGTTGAAGTCCGTCGTTGCTGTAGTTTTGTAGGTCATTACTTCCTCGCCGTGACGACATCATCGCCCTTGGTGACGGTTACGTGGTCGCCTTCGACATCAACCCGCATCGGCATTTCCTTACGGTCAAGCCGGTCCAGCTTGGTAATAAGTTCCTTGATAACCTCAAACTCAGGCTTCTCTTCCTTCTCCGCCGTGCCTGCAATCCCGTTCAGCATGGAGATCAAGGCCGTCAAGGATGCACCCAGCAAGCCCATCACAGCGGCAATCTTCTCGCCTTCCAAGTAAAGGCTCGACACGACACCAATCACCACGATCAACGTGATGTAAAAAAGCCCACTCCGGCCAATCGCTCTACCAGCAACTTCCTTGGCAGGCGAGTTCGCCTCAATACGCCG